ACGCCAGCTTCGTTAGAAAAAGAGTCTCCGTAAAATTCATTGACGATGAAAACTTCGAAGGTGGTAATCCCTTTGGGGAAGCCGATCCCAAAGCGGAATTAACAAATGAAACATGGCTAATGGGCAGAAAAACCCAAGAGTCTAGGCTGTTTGTAGAGTTCGAACTCAATTCCCCATTAGATCTTGAGAGTTTTAGCGTCAATTCACGCAGTGTTATTTCTAAATTCTGCTATTGGCAATACCGAGGAGAAGGCTGTAGATATAAAGGTCTACCTATAGAAAGAAGTGATGGCGAAAATTTCCAAGATCTCAACGGAGACGGAGTAGCCCCTAATTATTCTCCGACAGTTGGAATAGGTGCTGCGGTTTATGCAGGTTCGTTTTTTAATGATCCCGATGCTATATGGGATGTGTCGAAATCATATATTAAAGGAAATATAGTTGTGACTATAAGTCCTACTATTTTTCTAGCTAATCCTGATCCTAATATACAGGGAGAGCCATTAAAAACGGTATACGTCTGCGTCCAAAACAATACAGGGCAATCACCAGAAGGTAACCCCAGCTTCTGGCAAAGAGATGGATGTACCAAAAAACTATCTGCATGTAAAAAAAGATTTAATGAAGTTGATTTGATAGGATTTCTCGAAGGTCAAAACATCAATAGCGGTTTTAATGCGATCAAAATTTCTGGTATGACAGCTTCAGACCCAACCGATAAGCTGGTGCAACCCAATAACAGTTCAAATTTAATCCCACTTCATACAGGGCTATTCCACACTACAGAACCAAAATTGTTAGCTGAGCTAACTGGAGAATTTACCATAATGGGTTGGATCAATATCAATAATATCAGCCCAATAGGAGCAGGAATATTAAGCACTTCAGCGAGAGATGACCAAAACTGGCCAAATAATCAATTTTTAAACATCAACGCTAATACGACTTTACTTAATGTAAGAGGGGATAGAAAGACCAAAGGCAATAAGACTAATCAGATTTCAGCTAATTATATGGGCTACAAGATAAGTGAGAATGACGCGAGTTATAATGAGAACGCTTATAGAACTATAAATCTACACGAAGAACAAATAGTCGGTGATTCAAAGGAGTGGGTTCAATATATAGTAACGAATAGTGCGGGAGATTCTACTATTAATGGAGTAGGAGAAGACAAAAACATGTTAATCAAGTTCTATGTAAACGGAAGAGATCAGTCAACGAATGCAATGACTTTAGGAGGGAGCAGGAACAGCCGCGTCGATGGTGTCAACGTTAATCAAGGTAATTTCGCCAGCTTAGTGCAAAGAAAAGCTATGACTTGGGGGCAAAACTCAGAAAAAGCCTTGCCTCAAACATTTATGTTAGGCGCTGTCGAGTATTACCCAGGGACATTAGGATACAACACCACCCAAACATACCCTTCTACGACTTCAATGAACGGAGCGCTTGGACCTTGGGCCTTATGGAATAGACCTTTGAATGATGAAGAGATAATCTACCTTTACAAAAGGATACCGAGTCCAAATAATATTTCTAATAATTTAGATTTTGCTCCGAGAAATTACTATGAATGCACTGGGCGCTTTGCGACAATAACTGGTAGCGGCGATGGCTCGCTTTCTTACGGAAAAGATAGCTTGGTTGCTTGGTGGGACGCTTCGACTGGATTAATCGAAAATACGAGCGATATAGGGATGTTAGATATCCATACAGGAGATTTTCATTTGACTGGGAGTGGGGAATTTACAGGCATTTTTGAAGATTATAAAGAAGCTCCGTTAACGCTTCTACAAAACCCGACACCAGAATTCCCTAACTTTGGAGGTTTTCCTGGGACTGATGGATTTAGCTATGCAAGAAATACACAAGTGTAAAGGGGAAATTACCGCCCTACATAAAATAAAAGAAATGTCTCATAAGCATTTCACACAAGAAATCTGTGGATTTTTAGGTTATGATCATGAGAAAAAAGAATTTATAGTTCAAAAAGAGGACAATATCGCAGAAGACCCTCGATCACATTTCCTAATAAATCCTCTGAGCTATTTACTTTTTAAAGATGCTTATGGTATGGTGGCGGTTTTTCATAGTCATATCAAAGGAAATGAAAAAGAATCTGAATTTGATGTCAAGATGGCAGACAATTGCTGCCAACCATTTTTGATATATAGCCTTAACACAAAAAAAATAAATATTTATACGCCCGAAACTATAGAATCTGATGTAAATATACTAGAAAGGATAAAGGCTGTAAAATGACAATAGTAAATATACATGGAATTCTAGCGCGAGAGTATGGTAGCTCATTCATATTAAACCTACCAAATCCAAAAGATGTTTTGGAGGCTATAGATTGTAATAGGCTGGGTTTTTTACAGCGATTGGTAGAATTACAAAGAGAAGGTTTTTGTTATGATCTGATCATAGACAAAAAAAGAATCACAAATGGGCCAGATATGGAAAATATTTCAGACCCTGCAACTATAGATCTTGTCCCAGCCATCTCTGGTAGCGGCCCCCTTGCGCCGATCTTCGCGTTTTTAGGATCAGGAACCATATTGGCTTATCTAGCTAACGCCGTCATTTTCGCAGCTATTAGTTACGCCCTGACACCTAAACCCGAAAACGAAGCTTTAGAAATAGAGTCTAATTCATCAAAAGGTTCTTTGATTTTTAGCAACACCGCCAACTTAGCAAACCAAGGGTCGCCAGTCCCTATAGGCTATGGGCGCTTACAAGTCGGCTCGCAAGTCATACAAGCCACAATCAAGTCTTTCCCGCAACACCAAGAACCCTCAAAAGCTATGCAGGGCAGCGAGAGCAACCCGATCTTTGTAGGTAATAGATCATTATGAAACATCTTCTTAAAAAACTGAGCATCGCAGGAGCAGGGGGGAAAGGGGGGAAACCTAAGCCTCCCGTTTTAAAACCCCCTGTTATGGGAGAACTCCAATATGGAGCTTCTCATAGTTACGCAGAGACACTAGATTTATTAAGCGACGGCCCCATCGAAGGTCTTGTCAATGCACATGGAGAATTAGTGGACGGTTTAAATATCTTACAAGGTATTTATTTAGATAATACGCCTGTCGCCGTAACCAATCAATCTGCGAGTAAGACTAGCGAAAGAACAACTCTAGAAAATGAGACTTTTAATTCTTTAAATATGGAATTAAATAGCTCAGAAGGAGTCGAATATTGTAGTAAATTTTTTCAAGAATTAGAAGAAGTTACTAATAGAAGTGCGGGTGGCAGGATAACAGCTTTAAACTCTGCCGTTGCTGGCGAAATAGATATTTTTGAATCTGAAGGTTGGCCCGATGCCAGTATGATGTTCTTAAGGACAAAAACCAATGACATCACCACCTCAAACCTCGGAGCCTTTGTTATGGGGGGGTCCACTTTCACGGGACCGCCTGTTTTACCATCTCTAATTTCTCAATACGCCCTTTCCATCAGAGGGTTTATTAAATACAGAGGCATAGATGGCGCTAAAACATTCTTGCCGTATTTGGATGGAGAACTGATGCCATCTGTTAATGAGACAAACCCAGCTTATAGGAATAACGCTCAACCAAAAGGAACTGTCCAAAATGGTAGTTTAATATGGGGAGATTCTACACTGACCTCCTCCAAATTCTTATTTGCTTTTAATCCAACTATAAATTATTATGCAGAGAATAATAGCGGTCGGTTCGCTCGACCTCAAAGCCTCCTGAGAGAAAACTCGCAGATATTTTCTAATAACACAACAGTCCTTAGTGGTTTAACACTTCCAGATCTCAATAATATTTTAAATTTATATAATACAAATAATAATACAGTCACTGGGAACAGACTGCAAAGACAATTAGCATCAAGGGCTTTAAAGTCAATGGACTGGGAAGAAGGAGATGTAAACAATCTTTTATCTAATTGGCTAAACGTAGAATCAGGAGGAGTAGTTATATGTAGAGTAAGCTCTACAAATAATAATTTGGATAAACAAATATTAGATGGAGATTCTTTAATGAATATGGGGACTTTACCTTTTGGGTCTCGACACAGCTCTAATCTTATAGCTTATATGCAGCATGTGGGCATAAAAGTAACTGATGTAACTTGCCCTGAAATCTCAAGCGAAGGGGTTTTAACTGGAGTCATGCATGGATTCTTGATTTTTGAATTCCCTATAGAAAATAATACTGATGAGAATTTTGTCAATACTGTTCGTGGTGGCGAGACTCTTTTTTATGGAAAAAACCACACGTTTAAAATTCCCCAAGAAATTATAGATGCGTTAAAAGATTTGAGTTCTTTTAAATATGCAAAAATAAGCGACAATGGATCGACCTCTACAACAATACCTTTAGACCCTAGATTTAATACTATTGCGACAAATGGGTTAAAATTTAATTACAATAATGTTTTAGCCGAATTCCGTAAAGGCGAAGAGGTGCAACCTCCTTTTAATAATTTTAAAAAGATTTTTATTGATCATCCATATGGTAGGGAACTATTCGGCCCATTTGGGACAGCTGCATTCGATAATGACTCAGATATCTCAGATAAACCCATAAATGCCCCACAACGTATCTCACCTAACACCTCTATGCTATCAAGGAGCGCTGTACTTGGAGCGTCAGCCGATAACTTCAACTTAGAATTAGCTGAAACTGATCTTCCTATTCACGAAGGAAGCGATGATCAAAGAATCGACGCTACAGACAAATCTCGTAATTATTCAACTTGGGGAGAAAATTCTCTAGCTAATTTTGATGAAGAACCAATTTCAGTTTTACATATAGTCTATAACCCTAATGTAGAAGAAGCTTTTGTGACTTTAGACATCTCTTCTCTAAAAGATACCCTTGTCAAAGAAGTGAAAAATGTCAGAGATGGTAGAAAACAAGACAATAAAGACTTAAGTATAGGAACAAATTACCCTGCTGTATTAAACATAAGAGTGGAGACTGGATCTATCGGGAAAAAGAAAGATAGCTCCGAAGGCCAAATACAATTCAGAGAATATAACTATAGAATAGTTGCTTTGATAGAAGGAAATACTTTATTAGATATTGGTAATCCTGATTATAAAGGGTCTAGCGGTCGAGAATTTGTCGTAGGGCTGAATAGTACAGATGATAATCTGAATTATCTTTCTCAACCTTTTCAGTTACCGCCCAACGAGACCCAAGAGAAAAGAATCCTCACATCTGATGGCGAACAAGGCATCGAAGCTGGCGCTCTTGATGAAATGCAGACCCAGAATAGATACGTAAAAATAACAAAGCTCTCTTATGAAACCAATTCTGTTCTATTAAGTAAAGTCGCCTCAGTTACTAAGGTTACAGAAATTATAAATGCAGATCTTCCCTACCCATTCTCTGCTATAGTAGGTACTAAATTAGATTCTAGATCTTTCGGTAGTATCCCTAAGAGAAGCTATGATTGTAAGTTAAAAAAAGTAAAAGTACCCAACAATTATTTCCCCACTAATAAAGGCATAGATAAAAGGTATTACGATACCCAAGAAGAATTCGATAATGCTAGCCAAAAAGACAAATTAATTTACAAAGGAGATTGGAATGGTTCATTCCATAATACTCTACAATGGACAGATAACCCTGCATGGATACTGTATGATCTATTGACTAATGTCAGATATGGTATGGGTTCTCATATTAATATTGACCAAATAAATAAATGGCAACTCTATAAAATAGGTAGATTTTGTGATAATGTAGATAACGAAGGTTATTTCTTAGGAGTGACAGATGGGAGGGGAGGTAAAGAACCTCGTTTCTCTTGCAATATCGTCTTCGACCAAGGTCAGAAAATATTTGACGCTATAAATACTATTGCTGCCCTCTTCAGAGGCAGAACTTTCTTTAGCAATTCCGAAATTAATTTTGTAGATGACAGACCTAGAAGAGCGATTAATTTATTTACTAATGAAAGCGTCAAAGATGGTTTGTTTTACTACTCTAACAACAGGAGAGACGAACAATTTAATACTATAGAAATAGGATATAGAGATAGATTTAATAACTACGAGCCTAAAATAGAAGTCGTCGAAGATGAAGAAGACATAAAAGAGCGTGGTATTTTTAAGAAACGCATAGAAGGTATAGGAATAACCTCTAGGGCTATGGCTCGTAGAGCTGCTCAACATCAAATTTTTTCTAAAATAAGAGAAAACCAACAAGTGGCTTTCACCGCAGGTTTAGAAACCCTCTTGTGTAAACCTGGAGATTTAGTTATAATAGAAGACGAATTAAAAACCAATATAACTAATTTTGGCAAAATTTTAGATGTTAATTTAGAGGACGAAACAATTAGACTTAGTAACACCTCCTCTTCTTTAATGACGACTGGAGTCTTAACTATTTATAATCCTACTGGCATTGATGGAATCGATGAATTAAATATTACAGCAAATCAAAATAGGCAAAGATATGATGGTTTTACTATCACTGGGGTAGCACCACAAGATTCGTGGAAGCGTTTTACTGGAGAGTATAGTTTTTCAAACTACACAGATGGTTACGATCAAGTCACTGGATTCGACGCAGGAGAAACTAGATATTCCGAGTACGCTTCTTACACAGGAGTCTCTGGGACATTAGTTTACTTTGAAACAGGTGTGACAGGTTGGGTCTTAGGCTCTGGAAACGCTCAATCTCTATACTCTGGAGATTTTATTGCTGAACTAACAGGCGCTCAAACGCTCACTCAATTTAATACTGGCAAGATAGCCCCTTTAGATATGACTGCCTCCGCTGGTGATAAAAGGGGGACAGCTATAGCATTTTCTGGTTTTGATTTAAGTAGTTTTAGAAATTACACTAGGGGTATAACTAATTCAGAACTATCTGGGATAGCGCCTGAACAAATAATTGATATTGACGTAACTGGCATCGTAACTAATCTAGACTATGGATGTTCCCTCTCAGGTTTTAATAAACCAGAGCTTTTGAAATCTATTAAGTTAGGCAGCGCAGCACGATTCCAGATTAAGAACGCTAGCCCTTTCTTTTATAAAGTTATCTCTATGAAAGAAGAAAACCCAAATGAATATCTTGTGTCCGCCACAAAATACGATACTGGAAAATTTAATTTGATTGATAAAAATGTCAGTATAGAAAACAAAGCTAATACTTATAGTTATGAAGTCGCTCAAACAATTAACGGAGTGACGTATACGACTTTAGATCCCCCTGCGTTTGTAGGCAATGTAACGACTGGGATACCTAACGCTGCAGATCAAACCTTCAATATAACAGGAAATTGGACCACTGTAACATATGCAACTGGCTACGGAGTGAGACTCGCTATGCCAAATGGTCAAATAGTAGATACTACCACCACAGATACTAGCATAAGTCTTTCTGGATTAAATCAAGTAGGAGTCTTCAATGTAGGTGTAAATGCATTAGGGAACATGGGAAGAAGCTGCGGCGGAAATGCATACTATGATTCTGCGTATATAAATACAGGGATATTTATCGTCTACGACGAATTACTCGTCTACTCGAAATCATTTTTAAATAACATTACCATTCTATAATGAACTACACGGGCTATACAGTATTAAAGACTCCCAGAACTGGAGCAGCCTTTGCATACGCAAAAGAAGCGAGAGAATTCGCAACTGGAGCTACAGGGGCGGGGGGTTATTTGAATGCAGCTGCGATTGCTTCTGCATGGACTAGTGTCAATTTTGTAAGCGCAATTCTAGAAGGCTCTAGCTCTTTACCCGCATCTATAGGAGCGGCTTATCCCAATCTTTATACTGGCGCAGCCACTGTTATTGGCGGTGCGACCCCTATCGGAGATTTAAGATCAGAGGACGGCCCTTACGTTGAAGTAGGCTCTACCGATGTATACTATACAAAAAAAGGTCAAGAATATGGCGCAGCTTTTTATGCCACTTATATAGGAGGCACTAATTCAGCGCCGACCAAAATAGGTATCGGAACTACCGCTGGCGATATTACTACAAGTGGATACTACGAAGGGAGTTTCACTACTCGTAGCATTTATGAATTCGACAGTGTTTATAACGCAGATCTCGATGACCTGAATAAGGTGATAACAGGTAGTGGGGTATATAAAAATGGAAGCGATGTATCTTTGCAGTTTAACATCTTAAACAGAAATGGAGAACTACTGACTTCTTCGTCTCAAATAGCAGCTGACCCTTTTATTGAAAAACAAATAATTAGCATTTTAGATTCTGATGCTAATGTAGTATTTCCTAGCTACAGAACGAATGGAGATTCAACCTTCACTTTCTCTCGCTCCCAAAACATAGATGTCTTCGGCTCTTATAATAGGAATTTTGGAATAAGAAATGAAATTGTAAATGCAGATGGAGGTATATCCACTGGAGAGTTTTACCTTTACGCTAACACGGCGACTTTCGATCAAGTAATAGTCCAATCTTCTGGAGAAACCTCCAGAAATGAAAACCTTACTAATCATTTTCCACCAGACACTGGGAGCATAACTTCCGCCGCTGATAGAGCTGATGCGATTAAGTATTTTAACAACCAACCTATCAACACATCTGGGTCTACTGGATTCATAGAATTAACGTTGGGTTTTAATGAGAGTCCGAACTTTACTAATCTAGGCGATCTTACTATATGGAATGGGACATCTGGAGATTTTGCGACAAACAGGA